AAAACGGGTTACGATGAAGTAATGGTAGTTGATGATGGAGCATTAACTTCTTCTAGTTCTGACTATAATACTATTAAAGATAATATTACTTACAAGAGTAGTAATAGATGAAGATAGCAATAATAACGGATCAGCATTTTGGTGCTCGTAAGGGAGCACAATTTATACATGATTATTTTGAAGAGTTTTACAATAACATCTTCTTTCCCTATCTCGAAGAACATCAAATCGATACTGTTATTGATATGGGTGATACCTTCGATAATAGAAGGAATATAGATCTTGCTTCTTTAGAATGGTCTAAGAGAGTTTACTTTGATAGACTTCAAGATATGGGAATAACACTTCATAGTGTTGTTGGTAATCATACTGCGTATTATAAGGATACAAATGAAGTTAATACTATAGATTTGTTATTGAGCGAGTATGATAATATTTCAGTGTACGCTAATACAACTGAAATTAATATTGATGGATTAGATATTTTACTTATTCCTTGGATTAATCAGGAAAATGAAAAAGAAACTTATAATTTGATTAAAAAAACAAAATGTTCTGTAGCTATGGGACATCTTGAGTTGAATGGATTCACAGCAACTCCAGGACATATGATGGAGCATGGTGCTAGTTTAGAACCATATCAAAATTTTGAAAAGGTTTATTCTGGTCATTATCATACAAGATCTGATAATGGTAAAATATATTATCTTGGAAATCCATATGAGTTATTTTGGAATGATGTAAATCAAACTAGAGGATTTCATATATTTGATACTAGTACTAAAGAACATACTCCTGTAAATAACCCATATAAGTTATTTCATATTCTTTATTATAGGGATACTAATTATAAGTTATTTGATACTAGAGAATTAAAAAATAAGATTGTAAAGGTTATTGTAAAACAAAAAACAAATCAAAAACAGTTTGAAAAATTTATAGATAAGTTATACTCTGCTGGAATACAAGATCTTAAAATAGTAGAAAATTTTGTTCTTCAGGAAAGTTCTGATTTTGAAGTTGAGGAAACTGAAAATACAATTAGAATTTTGAATCGATATATTGATGAATCTGAGTTTGAAGGTGATAAAACTATCATAAAAGGTATTTTTCAAGATCTTTACAGACAAGCTTGTGAGGTAGAATAATGTTCCTTCTTACATTAAAAGACCAAGGTAGCGATGGTGCTTATGCTATTCAGAATAGGTATGGTGAAAAGGTTCTTATGATGTTTCAGAAGGAAGATGATGCTGAAAGATATGCTATGCAATTAAATGATGACGATGATAGTGAATTGGATGTGATAGAGGTTGATGACACACTTGCAATTATGACTTGTAGACGCTATAATTACAAATATAGTGTAATTACACCTAACGATATAGTATTTCCTCCAAAAGTGAATGATAACATTTCAGAAGATTAGATGGAAAAATTTTCTATCAACAGGTGACCATTTTACTGAAGTTGATTTTCGTAAGAATGCTACAAATTTAATTGTTGGAACTAATGGTACTGGAAAATCAACAGTTCTTGATGCTCTTACCTTTAGTTTGTTTAATAAACCATTTCGTAAGATTAATAAAAGTCAATTAATAAACAGTACAAATGAAAGGGGTTGTTTAGTTGAAGTTGAATTCTGTATTAATAATAAAGAATATCGTGTATTAAGAGGAATTAAACCTAATGTTTTCGACATAATTGTGGATGGTACTCCTATGCATAAGGAGGCAGATGATCGAATTATGCAGAAGATGTTAGAGGAAAATATTCTAAAATTAAATTATAAGTCATTTACTCAAATAGTTATTCTTGGTAGTAGTGCTTTTGTTCCATTTATGCAACTATCTGGATCTAATCGTAGAGAAGTTATTGAAGATCTTTTAGATATACGTATCTTTTCAGCAATGAATAGTTTACTTAGAGAAAGATTGAAGGTACAAAAGGACGAAATATTAACTTTGGATTTAAGTAAGGATAATGTTAAAGATAAAGTTGAAATGCAAGAAACCTTTATTAAAGAGTTAGAGACTAGAGGTAAACAAAGAATACAAGAAAAAGAAGGTAAGATAAATTTGTTGGAAGGTGAGATTCAAGAAACATCTGATGAAACAGAATGTCTTATGAAAGATGTTGAGATGTTTAATAACGATTTAGAAAATTTTACTGGAGCAAATAAAAAGTTAAAGAAACTAAACACTCTTAAGGGTCAAATTACTCAAAAAGTAGCGACAATAACTAAAGAACATAAGTTTTTCACAGATAATACGGTATGTCCTACTTGTACTCAGGATATAGAAGAAGAGTTTCGTGTAAATAGAATTGCTGATGCTCAAACTAGAGCAAAGGAGTTGCAACTTGGTTACAGGGAACTAGAGGAAGCAATTCAAAAAGAAGAGGAAAGAGAGCATCAGTTTACCAAACTATCAAAGGAGATTACTAAACTCAATAATGGCATTTCTAAAAACCATACTATCATCTCTGGATGTACACGACAAATCAGAGATCTGGAATCGGAAATTCAGAAACTTACCGATCAGCATGCAAACAGAAATACTGAGAATGAAAAATTAGCAGAGTTTAAAGAAAATCTTCAACAAGTATTTAAAAAAATAGCAGATAAGAAACATGAGATCATGTACCATGATTTTGCGTATTCTCTGTTAAAGGATGATGGAGTAAAGACAAAAATTATTAAAAATTATCTTCCTCTTATTAATCAGCAGGTAAATCGTTATTTGCAGATGATGGATTTTTATATCAATTTTAAATTAGATGAGGGATTTAATGAATCTATTGAATCTCCTATCCATGAAAAGTTTTCTTATGCTTCATTTTCTGAAGGTGAGAAGATGAGAATTGATCTGGCACTTTTGTTTACATGGAGAGAAGTTGCTAGGATTAAGAACTCTGTAAATACTAATTTATTGATTATGGATGAGGTATTTGATAGTTCTCTTGATGCTTTAGGTACTGATGAATTTTTAAAAATTATTAGATTTGTAATTAAGGATGCTAATGTATTTGTTATATCTCACAAGACTGAGTTGTATGATAAGTTTGCTAATGTAATTAAGTTTGAAAAGGTTAAGGGTTTTTCACGTATAGCAAGTTCATAAATATCTAAAAACAACATTACAATGGCTTGGCATATTAAAAAAACAAGTATGATTGGTGGGGATACTTATTACAAGGGTGATAATAGGTGGACTCAAACTTTTGCTGATAGGAAGACTTATACTTCACAAGCAAAAGCAAAACAAGATACTCCATATATTTGGACTAAAAAGAATGATTCAGGGTGGGATGTTACTGCAGTTAAAGAGTGATGAAATCGTTTAATCAATTTAGAGAACAAACAAACATACAAAAACCTAAACAAGCTAAACCAGCACAATTGTTTAAGTCTTTATTGGGTCAAGAATTTGATGTTAATAGACTTGAAGATAAGTTCAAAGATGCTGCTAATAAGTCTGGGGTTAAAGGTATGGTTAAGAGAACTGTACCTAAGTTAGAGGGAATAGCTAAGCAGTTTCAGATGACTCCTCAACAACAGCAAAATTTTGGAAAAAATCTTTCTAGTCATGTTGGTAATAAAATGGGTCTACCAGATAAATTGAATAAGATTGGTGGAAAGTTTGAGAATTCATTAACTAAAATGAATAAGAAACTTCCTGGTATGATTGATAAATTTGAAAAAATAGCTAGACCAGGTGGTAAACTGGAGAAAGGTCTTGGTAAAATGCAAGGTATGATTAATATGTTTTCTCAATAAAATATGACAGATCGTGAAGAAATCCAATCTCTTAGAAGAGAAGTGGCTGAATTAAAAAGAGATTTAAGTAAACTACAGAATGCTATAACTGGACTTCCAGAAATAGGTGATAAAGTTCAAAAACGATTATGGTGGTGATGAACACTCCAAACTGGCAACACCACTCCAAGAAGGAGAGGAAACGAAAACTTAAACCACAAGCACTACGTCAAGCGAAAGCAAGGCGTGGACAGTTGATAAACCGTCTACTTAACCGCCCACAGAGGCGGTTTTCTAGTATGATAGGTACATCAAACAAACAGATCAATGACAGTAAAGCACGAAATCAAATCACAGCTTGCTAAACTACTTGCTACTGAAGATTTGGTAGTAGAACATAAGAAGGTTGATACTGCTCAGTTTAATGTACAGACAAGGGTTCTAACACTTCCTATGTGGGAGAAGGCAAGTAATAATGTTCTAGACTCCCTTGTTTCTCATGAGGTTGGACATGCTCTTTATACACCTGATTATGATTGGTCTAAGGATCGTAAGATAGGATTTGATTTTGTTAATATTGTAGAAGATGCAAGAATTGAAAAGTTAATGAAGCGTAGGTATGCTGGAATATCTAAGACTTTTTATAACGGATACCTAGAATTACATGATAATGATTTCTTTGAAGTAGAAGGAAAAGATATTTCTGATTTCAATCTTGCTGATAAAATTAATTTATATTTTAAGATTGGTAATTATGTTGATATTGATTTTACTTTAGAAGAAAGTTTACACCTTGAAAGGGTTAAGAGATGTGAGACTTTTGAGGATGTTTTAAATGTTGCTGAAGATCTTTACAAGTATTGTAAAGGTGAGTTAGAAGAAGATATAAAGGAACAGATAGCAGAAGCAGAAGAGGAAGAGGGTATGGGTGTGAATATGGAGGGGTCTGGTCGTCCTGATTTGGGTGAAGATGGTACTGAATATGATGAAGAAGGTGAAGGTGAAAATAGTGAGCAAATTGATATGGATTATCAGAAAACACAACCCGATCAATTAACTATTGAAGAATTACATCAACAACTTGAACATGCTGAACCAAAAGTAGAAACTGCTGATTCACTTGCTAAGGGTATTGAAAGTCTTATTGAACAGGGTGGTGTTGAAAATTTCTATATTGAGATGCCAAAAATTAATTTAGATAAGGTTATAATTTCTAATAAAGCAATTCATAAAATATGTGCTGAAAATTGGGAAGGATATATGGATAGAAAACCATTCAGATATGATGTAACTGAAGAGGAATTGGAAAATATGACAGTATTCTCTGAGGTTGATCTTGAGTATAAAAAGTTTAAGAAGTCAGCACAGAAAGAAGTAAACTACTTGGTTAAAGAATTTGAATGTAAGAAAGCTGCTGATTCTTATGCTCGTTCTACAGTATCAAGAACAGGTGTTTTGAATACATCTAAACTTCATACCTACAAATATAATGAAGATCTTTTTAAGAAAATAAATGTAGTTCCTGATGGAAAGAATCATGGATTAGTATTCATTCTTGATTGGTCTGGATCAATGGCAGATGTAATGGAAGATACTATTAAGCAACTTTATAATTTGATATGGTTCTGTAGAAAGGTTTCTATTCCATTTGATGTATATGCATTCACACAATGTTTTCCAAATCATGATGAAGAAGGTAATCCAAATGTTCAGTCTTCTTATGAACCAAGATCTGGATTGGCAGCATTAACAGAGAGTTTCTCTTTGATGAATCTATTTACTAGTAGTGTAAATGGAAAAGAATTGGAAGAGCAAATGATTAATATCTTTAGATGTGCTAAGACATTTGGTAGAAATAACTGGACTCAGTACGGTGTTCCAATTGGAATGAATCTTTCAGGAACACCTTTGAATGAAACACTTGTATGTCTTCATCAGATTCTTCCTAAGTTTAAGAATGATCATCAATTACAAAAAGTTCAATGTGTAATTCTTACAGATGGTGAAGCACATCCAATACGTTATCATAGAGAAGTACAAAGACATTGGGAAGATGAACCATTTCTAGGAACAAATTATGTTGGGTATAATACTTTCTTAAGAGATAGAAAAACTGGTAATACCTATAAGTTTGGTGAGCATTGGTCTACTATTACTTCAACTCTAATTAATAACTTAAGACATAACTTTCCTGATATGAATTTTGTTGGCATTCGTTTACTTGCTAATAGAGATGCTAGTTACTTTATTCGTCAATATTGTGGATATGATGGTAAAGATTTTGAGAGAGCAACAAAATCTTGGAAGAAGACTAAAACATTTAGTATAAAATCTTCTGGGTATGATAGTTACTTTGGAATGTCTGCTAATGCTTTATCATCTGATGATGAGTTTGAAGTTGGTACTGGTGCTACAAAGACTCAAATTAAAAGAGCATTCTTTAAGAGTTTAAAGGGTAAAAAAATGAATAAAAAAATATTGGGAGAATTTATAGAATTAATTGTATAGGTTTATAAATATTAATTATTGAGTTATTAACGGTAGGAAATGGCTAGAATTACACCTAAACAGGCAGAGGAAATGTTAAATGCCTATTCCGATGTTTATACGGATCTTGAAGAAAGAGTACAAGATGTTCATGAAAAATATAGAAGTCAAGCTATACAGAATTATCTTAATAGGAAGAAGGCTGCTCAAGATCTTAACAATAAAGTAGATAAGATTGAAAAGGAAACAGGACAAGATTTTTCTAAAGGTGCTAGGATGTCAAATCCAAATTTGACACCATCCTCATCCTTTAATAAGAATAACAATAACAATAACAATAACAATAATAATAGCAGTAATAATACTGTAACAAGTAAAGGTGGTCAAGAAAGAACTGTCACTAAGAATGATGATGGTAGTATTAATATTCAGAAAGGAAAAGATCTTGATGCCCAGACAGATGATTTAATAGCAAATACACCAACTATAAAGGGGAAGAGTCAGTTTTCTGGTAGGGACGCTAAAGCAGATTTAGGTAGCTATAAGAGTATTTTTGATAAGGGGAATAATTCTAATGCTAAGGGGAATCCAATTGGTGGTAATAATGAAGGAGGTCCTAAAGGAAATCCAATTAGTACTCAATCCAATAATAATCAATCCAATAACAATCAACCTGGTAGTGGTAGTAGACAAGTTAAACCTGGATTAATTGGAAGACTTCTCCCAAATCATCCAGGTAATAAAACTGGTAATAATCAACAACAAACAGGTAATAATCAACAACAAACAGGTAATAATCAGCAAGCAAGACCTGGTAGAACAGTTGGTGCTCCACAAGGAAGTGGTAAACCTGGTAGTCTGGTAAGAGTACAGGGTAATCAAAATAAACCTAATCTTGGTGATAGAATTAAGAGTGGTATAGGCAGATTGGGAAGTATGGCAGCTAATACTATTAGCAGAGCTAAAACATCATTGTCAAATCAAGGACCAATACAAGGAAGACAAACTGGTGCTCAGAGAAGGGCAGCACAAACATCACAAAGAACACAACAAACAGGTAATAATCAACAACAAACTGGTAATAATAATCACCCATCTACTGCTGAAATTCGTGCTAAAGCTAAGGCAAGTGGTCAAAGTGGATTAAGTAACATACCTTCTAAGGAAGGAAATGCTGTTATTAATAATAAGCCTATTAATCCTGATTTTGGAAAGAAACCAGTAGTTCAAAGTACTGGTGCTAAAGTTGGTGGTGATGGTGGTAGAGCAGCATGGCTCAAAAAGACTGCTAATAGTCCAGCAGCAAGATCAGGTGCTTTTAGTGATGATCAGAGATGGGCTCAGAGACAAAAACATCTTAAGTTCCAAGCTGATAGAAAGGCTGCTCAAGCTGCTAAACAGGGAGCCACTAGTGTTAAGCCACAACAACCATTGAATAATAGTTATGAATCTATTGGAGATTATTTTGATGAAACTGTTCATTTTTTAGTTTCTGAAGGACATGTTCAGAATGAATCTGAAGCAATATCTATTATGTCTACACCTGAGTTTATTAGTGGATTTGAGAAAGGTCTTAATGAGTCTTTTGAAAATAATAAATAACTAAAAGAATTGAGTCAGAAAAATGAGTAAGTATTCTGAGGCAGCTGGATTGCCTACAACAACACATGAATCTGGAGTTGCTGGAACTACTGCTCCTCCTGTTTCACCAGCACCTGATGTAGCACCTGTAGAACCTGTAGCACCTCCTACACCTCCTGTGTATGAGAATCCTTTAGATGATATGCCAGTAGCTACTACTCCAGAAGTACCACCTGTTGGTGATTTTAAATGGATGTCAAAGATTAAATTGGAAGAAATTGGTAGAACTCTTGGTATAGAGTTAGATAGAAGATTATCTCAACCAAAATTAGTAGAGCAACTTGAAAATCATATTGCTAGTATGGACAGTTGAGTGCCAATTAAAAAACTGGTACATTAGGGGTCGTAAGACCCCTTTTTTAGTCTTATAATAAGTTCATCTAAATAAAGCACTATTACATCATGGCATTTGAAATCAAAATGACTGAAGACCAAATTGTTGATGGATTGAGAGGATCATATGGAACTGAATTCACTGCTGCTGATATTCGTGGATTTTGTGCTCTAAATGATATATCCTATCAAACAGTTACGAAGAAATTAAAGAAATATAATGTGGCAAAAGGTAGATGGAATTTGGAAGTTACACCTAAAGCAGTAGAGAAAATTGAGAAGGCATATTCTGCTCCTGCTGTTACTTCTCGTGTAGATCAAGATCTTGTACCAGTAAAGGATAATACTTTTGTTAGGTTTGGACCTTTTACTGATATAAAGAAAGTAATACAATCAAAACAATTTTATCCTACATTTGTTACTGGTTTATCTGGTAATGGTAAAACTTTTGGTATAGAGCAAGCATGTGCTCAATTAGGTAGAGAACTTATTCGTGTAAACATTACTATTGAAACTGATGAGGATGATCTTATTGGCGGTTTCCGTCTTGTTAATGGCGAAACCGTATGGCACAATGGCCCAGTCATTGAAGCACTCGAAAGAGGTGCTATATTGCTCCTTGACGAGATCGACCTTGCCTCTAATAAGATTCTCTGCCTCCAGCCAATTCTTGAAGGAAATGGAATCTTTCTTAAAAAGATCGGGAGATTTGTCAATCCAAGAGAAGGATTCAACGTTGTCGCAACCGCAAATACTAAGGGCAAAGGTTCAGATGATGGACGATTCATTGGAACTAATGTGCTCAACGAAGCCTTTTTGGAAAGATTCCCTGTAACATTTGAGCAAGAGTACCCTCCTGTATCAGTAGAGAAAAAGATTCTTGGTGGTGTTGCTGCACATTATGGTGTTACTGATATTAAATTCTTAGACAAACTTGTAGATTGGGGTGACATTATTCGTAAAACATTCTATGATGGTGGTATTGATGAGATCATTAGCACTCGTAGATTGGTTCATATTGTACGTGCTTATAGCATCTTTAATGATAAGGCAAAGGCAATTCAAGTTTGCGTGAACAGATTTGATGATGAGACCAAGCAAGCATTTATTGAATTGTATGATAAGGTAGATGCTGATTTCCAATTACCAACTGAGGAATAATATGGATTGTATAATCCCATTTGGACCTTTGATATATCAAAACGATATATCAAAGGAATTTCATAATTTTCTTTTAGATAATCTTGATCATTCTAAAGAAGTAGGACGTGATGCTAGAGATACTTTAGCAGGTCATATTGATGTTGAAAGATCAGCAACATTTGATTTGAATAAATTTCAATCCTTCGTTCAAATTCATATTAGAAGATTTTTGTATTTGTTTCATGAAAGAGAATTACAATGTCAGTCATTACATAATCCAACTACAAGATCTGATCAGTATAAGTTCAATGAATCTATTGTTGGTAATATAATGGATGATACTATACCATTGGAATTGGATTTTAGGGGAGGACCTTGGATTAATTACCAAAGAAGTGGTGAGTTTAATCCGACCCATGATCATAGTGGAGTTATTAGCAGTGTAATATTTGTAGATATTCCAGAAGAGATAGATCATGAGAATGATGTACAAAAGTATCAATGTATGAGTCATGGGTGTCTTGAATTTGTTTATGATAATAGTAAAACTGTTAGAGTAACACCAAAAACTGGAATGATACTTGTATTTCCTGCGGATTTAAGACATCAGGTTTATCCATTTCAATCAGATGTTGAAAGAGTAACTCTTAGTTTTAACCTAGACACACCAAGAATTAACAAAAAATTATGACTATTTGGAAAAATTACATTACTGCTCTTGAAGAAACTTTCCCAGATTTATGGGTAGTAGAAGAGTGGGCAAGATGGCAAGGAAAGGATGCTAAACTATTGGCAAATATTCGTGAGGGTAGGCACTTTATAAAGGCAAGAGAGGCACTTATAACCGATCCTAATGCCGACATATACAATACTATACTATACCCTAAAACAGGAGCAGACCTGCCTTGTTTTGGTATGGATCTTATGAAGTTTACTGATAAGAAGGTTATTATAGTATTTGATTTTCAGCATCCAAGAGAGAAGTATTTGTTTTCTGTTGATGGATTACCTGAAGATGATGGTAAGTATAGGTTCTTTGAGATGGGTAATCACTTCTCCAAGAATATCTTTGTAAGATATTGTAAACCAGAAGAAGTTGATGAACATCTTGATATGTTCAAACAGTACTTGACTAAGTACAAAAATATGTTAGAATTGGAAAAACCAACTGGTGAAGATACTACAGTCTATAAGGATTTTGATGCTTATATGACTAAACTTGATCCAGTTAGAGGATACTTAAAAACAAAGTTTGGTGAAGAGAAATCTGAATCCTTTGTAAATGATTTTTTATTCTGTTATGGTTAATGCTTGGAGTCTACTTTACGATGAACTTTATGGAGATGATAAAATGACTGATGATAATAGAGTCACCCCACAAGAGAGTGATGAATATGATCCAAAACCAAAAAATGATTCAGAAGATACTGATTGGAATGATCCTATAATTACATCTGCTAATCTTAATGATACTATTAATATAGATGTTCCTAATTTTGATAGTTTCAGTCTAACTGACGATAGTTTTATTGGATTAGGTACAGCAGCATATCCTACTGCTTCATATGTTGATCCTACTAACTATGGTGAAGTAAGTATTGATATGTCAAATTATCCTCATTATATTGGGGATGATGATACTGTTAAATTTTCCATGCCAGATACTCCAACACCTGGAATAGAAAAAGATTGTCCTAGAAAATACAAAGAAGATGAATCTATCAAAGCTCTTCAGGATTATATCTCCACAACATATGGTGGACACTATACTTCCAAAGAAAACAACGTCCAGACGCTTGATCTTATCGAGTCAGTTGGCGATGCGGAATCTTTCTGTCGTTCTAATGCAATCAAGTATTTGAGTCGCTACGATAAGAAAGGTCAAGCAAAACGTGATATACTAAAAGCATTACATTATTCACTCCTACTTTATCACTTCAGTGGGCAATTAAAAGAGACAACTACTCGTGGTTATGAAACTTTCTGAAAAAACTTTAACGGTTCTTAAGAACTTTGCTGGAATTAATAATTCCATTCTTGTTAAACAAGGTAATAGTCTTCGTACTATTTCTGTTGCTAAAAATATTCTTGCTGAAGCAAATATTGAAGAAGAATTTCCTAGACAATTTGGTGTTTATGATCTTAATCAGTTCTTAAATGGATTGAGTTTACATCAAGATCCTGATATGGATTTTACTGAGGAATCTTATCTTACTATCCGTGAGGGTAGAAGAAAGGTTAAGTATTTCTATGCCGATCCACAGGTTATTATTTCTCCACCAGATAAGGAGATTACACTTCCTTCTGAAGACATTCATTTTCAGTTAGAAAGTACTTCATTAGATAAACTATTAAAAGCAGCAGCAGTATATCAATTACCAGATTTATCTGTAATTGGTGAAGCAGGTATTGTGAAACTTGTTGTTCGTGATAAGAAGAATGATACTTCAAATAGTTATTCTGTGGATGTAGCGGAAACTGATAAGGAGTTTACTTTTAATTTTAAAGTAGAGAATATTAAGATTATTCCTGGTGCTTATGATGTTGTTGTTTCTTCTAAATTACTTTCTTGTTTTACTAATAGTGAATATAATTTAACTTACTATATTGCTTTAGAACCAGATTCTACATTTGAATAATGAGTGATTTTATATGGGTTGAAAAATACAGACCCCAGAAAATTGAAGATTGTATCCTTCCTGAAAACATTAAAAAAACTTTTCAGGATTTTTTATCTCAAGGTGAGATCCCTAATATGCTTCTCTCAGGTCCTCCAGGTATTGGAAAGACCACGGTTGCTAAATGTTTATGTAACCAGTTAGGGGCAGATTATTATGTCATTAACGGATCGGATGAGGGGCGTTTTCTTGACACTGTTAGGAATAATGCCAAGAACTTTGCGTCTACGGTATCTCTCACGAGTGAGTCGAAGCACAAGGTTATCATCATCGATGAAGCAGACAATACCACTCCCGACGTACAACTCCTTCTCAGAGCGAGTATTGAGGAGTTCTCCAGAAATTGTAGGTTTATCTTCACCTGCAACTATAAGAATAAGATCATCGAACCACTCCATAGTCGTTGTGCTGTCATTGAGTTTTCTATAAATGGAAAACAAAAACAAGGAATTGCTGCCAAGTTTTTCTCTAGAATTAACTACATACTGGAGCAAGAACGGGTTGAGGCTGATAAGAAGGTACTTGCCGAACTTATCAACAAGCACTTTCCCGATTGGCGTAGGGTTCTCAATGAGTGTCAAAGATACTCGGTGGGAGGTAAGATAGATAGTGGTATACTGGCACATTTTAGTGATGTAAAGATCAATGACCTTACGAAGAATCTTAAATCGAAAAACTTTTCGGAAGTACGTAAATGGTGTGTCAATAACTTGGACAATGATCCTGCTGTATTATTGCGTCGCCTCTACGATAGTCTTTACGAATCCCTTGTCCCTGCCTCTATTCCTGCTGCCGTTCTTGTTATTGCGAAGTACCAGTATCAAATAGCGTTTGTAGCAGATCAGGAGATAAATATGTTAGCTTGTTTAACTGAAATCATGGTGGAGTGTGAATTCAAATGAGAACACAAAATAAAGAAAATTACTACTATATTTTTTGGGTAGTAGCAATGATTGCTTTTATAGTACCACAAGTATTTACTGCTATAGCATATATCAAACTTGGTAAAATTCTTGAAGAACCTATTAGAGTTGAATTAGTTAATCAAGCACAACTAAAGGTAAAAGTGGGTCTTTAAATGAAGCAAACCAATCTTGAGGAAAAAATTGAAATTGCTGAACAGCGTATTGCTGAATTGAACATCTTAATTACACAATGGAGAATACAAAATGATAACCAAAGAAAAGCAAAGGAATCAGGTTAAATCAAAATTCTATTACATCTTTTGGGGTGTAGCAACAGCATCTGTAGTATTAGGTCAACTATATGTTGGATCTGGATATAGAATTTTTGCTCGTTCTTTAGGAAGAATATTTGATGCTATTGAAGTGGAAGTTGGTAGAGAATATAATGGAGAGTTTTATTATTAATGAGACCAGAAACTAGAGAAGCAATGGAAATGTTGTTTTCTGCTAAGTGGAACTTGCCAACAGCAGCAAAACATTGTAGACTAACTGAAAAGGAAATGAAGATTACTTTTAATGAGTATTGTAATTTTCATGAACCCACCTATACCAAGTTTGAAACTGAACTTCAATTAGAACTAAATTATGAGCAAAAAGGGACTCAAAACCCCACTTAGATATCCTGGTGGTAAATCTCGTGCCTGTACTAAGATGGGGCAATTCTTTCCAGATCTTAGGGAATATGTAGAATTTCGTGAACCTTTTTTGGGTGGTGGAAGTGTTGCGATACATGTTAGTAAGTTATACCCACATCTAAAGATTACTGTTAATGATCTTTATGAACCACTTATAAACTTCTGGATGAATCTCCAGATGTTTGGTGATGATTTAACTAAAGACTTAAAGAATCTTAAGATTGCTCATTGTAATCAAGACTCTGCTAGATGTTTATTCGCAGAGATGAAAGACATTATTAACAACAGCAAATATAGTAATCTTGAAAGAGCAGTTGCTTTTTATGTTGTAAATAAGTGTAGTTTCTCTGGACTTACTGAGAGTTCTTCTTTCTCAGCACAAGCAAGTGATTCTAACTTCTCTATGAGAGGTATTGAGAAACTACCAGAGTATTCTGAGATTATCTCACACTGGCATATTAATTCATATTCTTATGAATATTGTTTCCGAACAGATATTCATGATGGGTTGTTTATGTACTTAGATCCTCCTTATGACATCAAAGATAACCTTTATGGAAAGAAAGGAGCGATGCATAAAAGTTTCGATCACGACAAATTTGCTGCTGATTGTGATGCTCATAACGATACAAAAATGCTAATTAGTTATAATTCTGATCAGTTGGTTAAAGATAGATTTAAAAACTGGAAGGCAAGTGAGTTTAAATTAACTTACACAATGCGTTCAGTTGGAGAATATATGAAAGACCAACAAGAAAGAAAAGAGTTATTATTGTTCAACTACGAATTACCAGAGGTAACTGCTAATGGATGAGGAACAACGACATATCAACGATCTGTATGAAGATATGGATCGTCTTAATGCTTTATATGAAGAACTAATGTGGCCTCATGATGTAGAACTTGAATTCTCTGCTGATTATGAGAATAATAGAATTATTATTAGAATGAGAGAATGAGTCTTAAAGATCATATGGGTCCTAAAAAAGATTGGGATGATAAGAAATGGTTACAACATGCCCATGTGATGGTACATTCTCCTTGGATTGATGATCATGAAAGGGAGTATTGGAGAGATAAAATTAAAGAACTTACAAAATGAAAACCCCAGAAGATTATTTTTTTATTGGTCTAATACTACTTGAAGAGTTTGTTAGAAGAATATTGATTTCTCCAATTAAACTCCTTGTAATGTATGATCAATGGAGTCATAATAGATTAGTAGCAAAGGCTGCTAAAGAAGCAGAAGAAAATCCTCCTGTATTACCTGAATCACCATTTGATAATGACTGAATTGAAAGATTGGTTGAACTCAATTAACCAAACAAAAAAGAATTTGATTGATGAAGATCCTTCATTAGAAAAAGAGTACAATCCTTATATTGTTAACCGCATTTATTCAGGACATCTTGATTCTGTGATGTTTGCGAATGAGATGAATAAGTATTCATTTCTTTCTAAGAAGATTCAATATGATTTTTATCTAAATAGTTTACGATCTAAGAAGAGATTCTCTCCTTGGCTCAGAAAAGATAAAATCAAAGATCTTGATTATGTAAAACGTTACTATGGTTATAGTAATGAAAAGGCACAACAGGCTTTGAAAATCCTAACTAAAGAACAACTTAATTTTATAAGATCTAAATTTGAAATTGGAGGAAAGCAATGAGTGTGGTTAAAGAACCCGAAGTGAAGTGGTCGCCTGATCAAATGGTAGAAGTGACTCTGAACGAGCCAGATGACTTTTTAAAGGTAAGAGAAACTCTCACAAGAATTGGTGTAGCGTCAAGAAAAGAAAAGAAGATATATCAATCATGTCATATCCTTCATAAGCAAGGAAGATATTATCTTGTTCATTTTAAAGAATTATTTGCTTTAGATGGGAAACACGCTAACCTTACTTCTAATGACGTTCAGCGTAGGAATCGTATTGCTCAGTTGCTTGCTGATTGGGGATTGGTTGGCGTTGTAAGTACTGATAAGATACAGGATATTGCTCCTCTTAATCAAATTAAAGTTTTATCTTATAAAGATAAGGGTGATTGGATTTTAGAAACCAAGTATAATATAGGTGCTAAAAAGAAAAAGACTGAAGATTAATGGATGTAAGTGAACTTTGTCAACATAATTATCCTCCAATTACATCAGAACTAAAAGAAAGAATAAGTAAAATTGATAAAAAGATATTTTTTATCTTAAGCACTGCTAGGTGTAGAAGTAGTTGGTTTGCTAATCTTTTTACTTATAAAGATAGTTTCTGTTATAATGAGGAAACTAGGTATCTTAATAATTGGGATGAACTAGTTGATAGAATAGAGGAAAGATCTGAGGAGTATGTTGGATTTGAAGATCCTGAATTACTTCATTACATATCAGCACTTTATAAATTATTTCCAAATGCAACCTACGTTCTTTTAGAACGTGATAGGGAGGATTCTGAGATTTCACTGTGTAATCAGTCAAATGCTCCCAGAGAATTAGTTTCTATGAAGTTTGATAGGTGGTACTCTGATATAGAAGTATTTAAGAGTATTGTACTTGATTATGAAAGAATTGATTTTGATGAAATGGATGATAGAGATGAAGTTGAAAGAATATGGAAATATATTTTACCTAATATTGAATTTGATATTGGTAGATGGAATCTATTGACAGCGTTACAGATAACGGTTACAATGGGTGGTAAACCATTTCCAATACCTATGTCAAGTATGGCAGTTTATTTTGAACTGGAAAAATTAACTGATATAAGATGACTAAGACTCATACTATTAATATGTTTCAAATACCACCATTAATGGTATTTGAATATGGTGGTGATATGGATAAGATTTTAGAATATGCTTCTAATGTTGAATATCGTGATAGTACTGGTAATATAAAATCTAAAAATGATTATATTTTAGACGATGATAATTTAATTGATTTAAGAAAATTTTGTTTAGAATCTGTTTATGAATATATTGATGATGTATTGGGAGTTGATCATGAGATTGAAATTCATCAGTCTTGGATAAATTTAAATAAACCAGGTCAGTCTCATCCAGAGCATTATCATGGTAATAGTTTTATAAGTGGAGTTTTTTATATATTATCTGATGAAAAGGAGGGTGCTCCTATTTGTTTTAAGAGTGAATTACATAAGAGTAATTTTTCTATTTTAACAGTTCCTAAAAATATATTTTTAAAATATTATCCATGTACTGCTGCTTCTTATTTTTATCCATCTACACCTGGACAATTAATATTATTCTCTAGTACCACAACTCATTCTGTTCCTACAAATACAACAAAGACTCCAAGAGTTAGTTTATCATTTAATACATATCCAAAAATTCCTTTTGGTAATAGAGAAGGACTTACATACATGAGGGGTTGACACCCTCTTTTTTTATGCTATAATATATTTGTTGAATCGACGGGTTCAACGGGGAGTGACTGAATAATCTTTCTGGCATATAGCTGGATAAGGTGATGAGACACAGGTGGTGCTGCTTCTTCGGAA